ATTAGCAATATTAACACCAGCATAAGGTAAGTATTCAACCATACTCCAATGTAGTAGCATTGGTTTAATATAATCATTTAACAAAGCTAAATAAGGATTTGTTAGTGTGCCAGCAACTATTTCTGCTTGTATTTTAACATATAAATCAGTACCTAAATAATTTTGTATGTGAATATCTTGTGCTTGGTTCAAAAATGGTAATAGCTTATCATTATCAATATTACCATTAGCAGCAGTAAAAACTGAAATATCGTGTCTTGTTACAAATAGTGCTTTACTCATTTCTTATAATTTGGGTGATGTCCATTATTTGGCATATTAACTGGAGCTTTTACCGATTCTTTTCTGCCTCTTGGTTTTGGTTCATAACTTTTAGGAATAGATTTAGTTTTTTTATAATCATCTAAATCATCACTACCAACTTCTTTTCCTTTTTTAATTTTGTATAAAACTTGTTGCCATTTGTGCCTACAATAAACACCGCCTTTGAATTTAAACAAATCGTATTTTTCTCCATTGTGCATAGGTAACTCAGCAGCAGCAAAATCCATATTTCTACTTGCTTTGTCAATATCTTCTAATCTGTAAACAATTCCAGAACCTGTTCTACTCATCATCTCCTTACAAAACTCTCTGCTTTCTCCACCTGTTCTACTACTACCTTTAGCATACTTGTATCTTACTTTGTACATTGATTTATCTAATGTAGAAAATCCATCTTCTTTACTATCTATAACATCACTTAGTTTAATCATTGAGTTTGCCCAGTCCTCTACACTTTCATTTTCATCATTTAAATCCCTAATATCAACCATTTCAAACTCTTCAGAATCCATTTTAACGCCTTTTAACGATTCTAATGCTTTTTTTAATAGTTTATCACTTTCTTTGTTAGAAACACTCTTAGAAGCCATTAATTCAATGTCTGTCGTTTGGTCTTCTTCTTTAATTCCAGTTTGTTCTTCAATAGCTTCTTCGCCTTCTACATTCTCTAAGTCCATAAACTCAAGTGGTTCAATAGTTTTAAAGTAAAGATTTAAACTAATATCATTTACCGCTAAAATTGCATCTAAGCTATCAATTAAAAGGTTTTGGTATGGTTGTATTACTACGTTATTAAAAAGTCGTGAAGCGTTCTCTATTTCATCAGCATTGCTTGAAAAACCATTAGCAGAACTTAATCCAAGTAATAAAGGAGATGTAACTCTGTGAGTTAACATAATCTTCTTAGAACATTCTTCACTTAAATATTGATAGTGTTGAGGTGCATTATCTAATGGTATATCCTCAACAGTTGTTTTGCTTTCTGCATTATTGTTAAATGCAATTATTACCTTTTCTCCGTAACTTCCAGTAAGTTTTTGCATTACATCATTCTTAATAGCAAGTTGTTTTTCCCTATCTGGTACACCATTGTTAAAATTCACAACTTTTGTACCACTAAAACCATTCTGAGTATCATTAATTAAGAAACAAGCAATTTCATCTTCTAATGTAGCATAAGCAGTATTATAATCTGCTGGAGAATAATAGTAATATCCAGTAACATATCTTTTAATAATATAAATTTCGTTTTGTGCGCCACTACCAAAAACAGGAAACTTTTTTAATTTAGTATTTCTACTAACTTTTGTCCAATCTGGAGAATAAAAATAATTCTTAATTTCTCCTTTATCATTCATTTTTTCAGCTCTTAACGTTTCTCTTGGAAAATGTGTTATTGCTGATATTTTATTTCCATTATAAGTAATTTGAAAACTTGCTTCACCTAATAATTTTAAATCTTGGCAAACATTTCTTAAATCGTGTGGTTTTACTAAACTTTTCATTTGTGCATACTGTTCTGGTTTTTTATTAGAATCAGTAGCATCTAATCCTTTTCCGTATATTTGATTAACAATACCATTAATTACAGCATTGTTTGTTGTACTATCCATATAAGCATCAATAAGTCCTTGATAATAGTCGTTATTTTCACCTATTGAAACATAGTTTTTATTACGTTCTTCTGTAATAGTTGGTCGTTCGTATTGATTTAATTGTACTAAGTGTAAGTTATCCATAATATACAAAGTTGTTATCGCCTGTACTTTGCTCTATATAAACACCATTTGAGATTTGGTAATCTGATAGAGTTTGGTTAGTACAGTACATTTTATCTTTAAAAATTATTGTGTTATCCGTAGTATTTGTGATTGTAATAGTATAATAGTTATTTTCTTTTAATATTGTAGGAGTTCCAACTTCTTCAACAAGAATATATTTGTAATAATAATCTAATTCAGTAATATTCATATTGCTATCTGTAAAAATAATTTTATTTTGTGCCTCAGATTTAATATCAATTTTATATGTTTTAACCATATTAGGATAGGGTATTATTGCCTCTCTTGGTATAAAGTTAATGTTTTTTGCTCCAATTACTGGGTGTATCTGCATATTTTAAAATAAAAAAGGGGAGGTTAATCACTCCCTCCCCTCCAATCAAACATATATTATGAATCACACAATTATTTAATCGCGTATTTTTTAACTATTAGTTCCTACAGTTACAGTAACAGTAGCAGAACTCATACCAGCAAAAGGGTCAGCAGCAGTACCGCCACTAATAAAATTGGCTGGTTGTAATTCTGAACCAGTTAATGTTAAGCTGTATCCACTTAAATCACCAAAAGCAGTTCCAGTTGCTATTGTGCCACCAGTAACTTCAAGACCGTGTTCTAAACCACATAAGAAGAAATTTCCATTTCTATCTTCTACACAAACGTGTGGTCTTCCATAAGCCATCAGTTTTATTTCCTTATTATCTTCTTTAGATAATTTTGGTAATGTTAAAGTTAATGTTTCTTCAAAGAATGTTGTACCATTCTCAGTTGAGGATGTAATAGCAGTTTCCAAACTATTTGTTCCTTTTAAATCATATTGAAAAGCAGTAAATGTACCAGATAAATCTGTAATCTCATCATCGGTTTTTGTTACAGTTCCTAAATCGCCATAATCAACGAACCAAGCTCTAACAATACCACCGATTACATCTTTACAAGGAACTTTTCGTCCTTTTGTTAAATCGCAAGCCATATTGTTTTTTTAAATTAAGGGAGCATTTCAACTCCCTTGTTATTATTTAATTCTTATACGTGGTAAAGAACGATATCAGAACCAATTCCGTACTGTACACCAGCTGTATATCTCATAACAACTCTTACGTTTTGAGAACCATCAATATCAGCCATATCAATTAACTTAACTTCGTTCATATCTGATAGTAAACCAGTACCAAAGAATAAGTTAGATTTTTGAGCAGCCATTGCAGTATTGTCATTAAGACCATTAGCAACGAATAATTTAACACCATCAAAAGAAAGTGCGCCATCTCCGTACCACATATGAGATTGTGCATTAACACCACTATTAGTAGCAGCGAATCCACCTAAAGCTCTTACATAAGCTCTTGCAATGTTTTGTGAAATGTAAATGTGTACATCTTCTTTACCATAAAGTGAAGATGGTATTGCATCAACAATTTTTCCTAATTCACCTACAACATTCGCTGCATCAACAGTAGCACCAGCTACATCAAGAACATCTGTATCAGCAAGTGCTAAAGTAGCTAATCCATCAAATTCACCAGCAGTTGCGTTTGTACCTTCCCAGATATTTTTTTCTGTTTTTTCTGCAACTAATCCAGCAACGTGTCCGATAATGTAATCAGAAAATTGTGGTGGCATATTGTCAAATGCAGAATATCCCATTTGTACCGCTTCCCAATCAGATGCAAAATCTTTTTTACAAAATTCAAGATTTACTTGGAATTCTTCTGGTTGTAGGATTCTTTCAGTTATTGTTACTGCATCATCAGTTTTGGTAAAATCACAACTTGCATTTGCTATTATAGCACCAGTTGCAACTTTTTTCATTACTGATTTATACTTAATGTTCGGCTTCACTTCTATTCCGCCTTTATCTATTGTGTTAGCTGATAATAGAGCTGCACTTAGGTATTTCCCAGCGAACTCACCAGCGTATGTAGTTGTTAAACTATTTAAACTATTAGCCATTTTATTTTATATTAATTATTGTTAAAAATTTTATCAAAAACCCTGTCTTTAGTTGTTTTAATTCTGTTTTCAGATATTTTAAAGTTTACTTTGTTATCAACTTTAGATTCAGGATTATGTTTTACAGGAGATGGAGCAACAGCAGAAAGTTCTTCTTTTGTATCTTCTATTACTTCTTCCTTCATTTCTTCTTTGTTACCCATTTTATCCTCTATCATCGCTTTAATTTCTTCTACAGCAGATGTAAATTCTTCTTTAGTAACATATTTCATTTCTTCTTTTTCTTCTTCTAATTCAGTTTCTTCAACTTCTTTAGAATCATCAGATAATTCTTCTTCAACTACTTCTTCTTCAGTAGCATCTTTAATACTGTCAATTAAACCTTCTTCAGTAATAACTAAAATTTTGCCATCTTCTAATTTATATTCACCAATAGGTAAAGCAACCTGCTCATCATCAGTTTTTATAAATATAGATTTTCCAGCTTCAAAAGATTCTGCAACAAGTACAGTACCATTTTCTAATTTCATTTCAGCCATTTCTATTTTATTTTCAGAAAGTTCAACTTTTTCACCAACAATATTTTTTATCTTGTTTAGTATTTCGTTTGCTTTCATAATTTGAGTATATATACTATAAACGATTTAAAACCTTTACTGTTATATTTTTTTGCAACTTTTTTTTATACTTTACCAATTCCTTGCGCTTGTAAACTTCCATCACAACATTTACTACTGTATTTTTTACCATCTGCACATAAGCAACCACGCTTAGTATTTTTAGGAGATGTATTGCTTGGTGTTTTAAATTTTTTACTTTTCATATTTTTTATTTTATTGGTACACAATTAGGAACTTTCTTGCCATTCTTAATTTTAAATCCTATCATTTCATAACCAGCATAACAAGGTTTTTTCATTTCGTGCTTTTCACAAGGCATATACCATTCTTGACCTTCAAATTCGTGAATGTGAAAACCCTCACAACCTATATTTAATGCCATCTCTTCAGCTTTCTCTTGTGTGCTATAAGCTAATCTGTCATCTATTATTGCAAATGATTTATCTACTACCATAGATGATAAATTAATTTCACCTAGCTTTTTAAGTTTGCTTTCACTCCAACGTAAACCAGCTTTACCACCCCATAATAAATAAGATATAGTTCCACACGCTTCTTTGTCGCTTTCATCATAGTATTCTTGCGCCCTTGACAAGTAACTGTACATTCTTTTTAAAGTTTCTACACTTATATTTTCTTTTTGTGCTAATTGTTGTGCGCGTATTTTACCAACTTGTGTTGCACATTTATTATTTACTTTTTTATTAAGATCTATTCCCCTTTTTGCATTATTACTAACAGCATCTGGATAATCATTAAATGTTTCTAATTCTGTTCTTTTACCAGATTTTGTTCTTTTATCTTTTTTTATTAGCGCCTTAATATTACTTAGCATATATTCAGCTTCAGCTTCTTCAATAGCTTCAAGCTCTTTGCTCCATTGAGATTGCAAACTTGGGTCTTTGACTTGTGCTTTGTCTGCAAAATATCCTTCAATAGAAAATCCTTTTACTTTTCCAGTTTTAACATAATCATTCCAAACATCTTCGTTTTCTACTTTCATTGATATCATCCAAGTACCTTTAGGAACTTCTAAACCATATTTTTTAGATTTATCCATTTCAGTATCTTCAACAATCCAAGATTCAACAACAGTTAAATTGTTAATTTCCATTTCGTGTTCTAGTGTTGCATTGTTCTGCATACTGTTTTGAAAAAATAATTCGCTTGCCCTTCTAACTGTTTTTTCAGAAAAGTAAACATAAAAAGTATTTTCTCCGTTCTTTCTAAATATTGGTTTGTTAGGTATTAAAGCAGCTCCCATTAGTAAACGCTTTTCATCATCTATTTTAGCTAGTTTTATTGCTTGCTCTGATAGTGTTACAAAATCAGATTCTATTGCTGGCATCTCTACGATACTAACCGCTTCGATTCCAGTTAGCCCTTCGCTATCTTCATCTAATATTAATTCTATTATTTCCATTGTTTTTATTTTAAAATGTTGCTTGTGTAATTGTATTGTTTTGTAATTGTTGTGCATTAGTAACTGCTCCAGCTACTACAAATGCTTGTACTGGTGGTTGTGAACCTAATGCTCCAGCCACTTGATTAAATCCACTTTGCCCTACTACGTTAAAACTCGGAGCTTGACTTGGTGTTGATGGTATTGGTGGTGCAGATGTACTTCCACCCCCTATTCCACCACCTCCAGATGGTACTGAAGCTCCACCACCGCTTCCTTTAAATTTTTGTTTTGCTATTGTAGCAACATTAACTAAACCAGCAGCAGTAGCAATCCCAGCAGCAATAGCACCTCTAATTGGAGCATCTGGTGTTGGTATGCTTAATTGTGATAAATAAGCTCCTTGTGCAGATTGGTAGGTTTGTATTAATGTAGAAGCAATAGAAACTGCTTTGTTAATTGCAAATGCCTTTTTTTGTTCCTTTTCACTTTCTCCAGCAAATGCCTTTGTTAATTGTGATATGGAAGTTAATCCAGTTTGTACAGCAGAGCGTTTTAAATCTTGTATTTGTTGTTCCGCTGCAAGATTATCTGCTCTTGCTTCATCTCCTTTAGCTTTATTTATTGCAATATACTTGTCATCTATCGCTGTAGCTTGTGCATTAAACTCTTCTTGTAAGGCAAGTTCTAATTCATTATTTCCATAAGCAAGTTCCATTTTTAAATCAAACTGCTGTTGTAGTTCAAAAAGCTCTTGCTCTTGTGCTGTGTTTCTAAGTTTTTGCAACATATTCCATTGTTGCTCATCTCTTGTTAATTGTTCTTGTTCTGCTAAATCTTCTTGCGCTTTCTTTTTAGCTAAATAATCTGCATTAGCTTTTAAGTCCGCATCCCTTCTTGCATCTGCTTCTTTTTGATTTGCTTTTTTCTCATCTTCTATAGCTTTAAGTGCAGCTTTTTCTTCATTATTAAGAGCTATTATTTGACTTGTAACCTCTTTTTGTTTAGTAAGTTTAGCAGTTTCAAGATTTATCAAGTTAGCTCGTAGTTGTGCTTCTTCATTTAAATCTTCCTTAGTTGAACCAGCAAGAGCGTTTTCAGCAACTTTCGCATCTAATCTAAGTTGTGCTGCTTTAATTTCTTTTTGTGTGATTTCATCCTCTAATGCTCCAGCATCTTTTAAAAACTGTATTCTTTGACTTGTAGCAAATTGTTCTTTATTAACTGCTTTCTCTAATAATTCTGCTCTATCTCTATTTGCTTTTGCTCTTTCTACTAATAAATTCCTTTCTAACTTATCTGCTTTTGCTCTTTGGTCTGCAATCTGCGCTGCAATCTTACCTTCCTCTACAAGTTCTTGTACAAATTCCTGTGTTTTTTCAATAGCTTGTTGTGTTTTTTCAACTACATTCTCAACACCTAAAACAACTTTTGCAGTTGCATTTGCAGCTACTTTACCAGCTTCACTAAATTCTCCTTTAAATAATAAACTAACCGCTTTACCAAGTTGAGGTATTAATTCTAATAAACCTTCAAACCTATTAACAATATTTTCTTTTATAAGATTTGTAAACTTTTTTATTGCATCTACTGGATTTGTAAAAACATCTATAATTGCATTTCCTAAACTTGCTAAAACATCTATTAAGTTCCCAGTAATAGAACCTAATACAGTCATAAGTTTATTAAACTTGTTTTGACCCTCTTCTGTACTTGTAAAAGCAGCAGCAACAGATGATATAGCAAGAACTAATGCACCAATACCAGTAGCAATAATTGCCATTCGCATTGACTTAAAACCCTTGACAACTGATTTTATACCAGCAGTAGCTCCTTTAAATCCACTTACCATACCACCAGTAGCTTTATCCGCAGCAGCTTCAACACCAGATAAATCTCCTTGTGTTTCTTTTAGATCTTTATTAAGGTTTTCTACGTTTTTTTCAGCTCCTTTTGTATCTGCTTTTAATTGTATTGTTACAACCTTACTCATTTAATCATTCTTAATTGGTTAATACCTTCTTTAATAGTCATAGGAACTTTATTAATACCTAATGCTATGTTTATATGCTTGTCATATAATTTATGCTCTTTACATAGTTCTAATGCTTCTAATATTGTTTTCATTAATTTGGTTCGTTTAATAGTTCAAATGATGTTTCACCAGATTGTAATTTAGTTGTCATTTTGTTAATAGTATAGGTTCTTGTTCCAATAATAATTAAATCATCTAAGGTTAGATTTATTAACACCCTTAGTGGTAGTATTGCTTCAAACTTAAATATTCTTGTTCTGCTATTAAATACTCTTGTTATATAGTTTTCGTAATAGGTTTGGAATAAACTATTATTAACTCCGCCATAATCTGTAAATGTAAAAGTGTTTATTTCGCTTCCAAAATTTAAATTATGTGTAGGTGCTGTTGTAGATGTTCCAAGTTCATTACATACGCTAGGAATCCAGTAAGTAGGTAAACTGTAATTGTCTGCAGGTTCTGGTAAACTACCATCTTCTTTTCTATAAGTATTTACAAAATTTATAACTGTTCCTTCATTTGGTTGCTGAAATATGCCATAGAACATTAAAGGAGCACCAATAGAAGGTTTTAATTCTGTATCCATAAATGTTCCTACTTGAACATCAGTAGCAGTTTGATTTGCTACATTAAATAATCTTTCAAAAATCATTTGTTCAAAAGGTAATTTTATTTGGTAAACATTCTTTTTACTTGCTCCAGATAAGAAACTTAATTTTCCGTATTCTTTATTATTAACTAAAAAAAACTGTTCTGCTAATATACTTTTTGGTTTAGTATATTCAAAATCAACTTCGCTAAATGGTATTGATTCGCCTATTGTATGTTGGTCTGTTTTTACATATTTAGTTATATCAAAAGATTCTCCTCCAGCATAGTAAGTGTCTAATGGTTCAACTATTATTTGCCCTTCATAACTTAAATAAGCAATTAAATTAAATTGTCTAAATAAACCATTTAAAAAATCTTTTACTTTTAATTTAGGCATTTGGTCAGTTATTGTAACAAACTGTGTATTTATAGATTGATATGCTAAATTTGAAAATGAACCATTATAATTAGTAGTAGTAGTTTGCCCAAAAGTTGGAGAGTTTGGATTGCTATCTGTGTCTGTATATACTCTTGTTATTGTGTAACTAACACCTACAGTTAAATTGTCATCTGTAGTAATCCTAACTGCAAATTGGTTAGGAACAAAATTATTAGCAGCACTAAATAAATATAAATCCATTACGTTTAAAGGATTTCCAGTAGGATTAAAACCATTATTTAAATTATCTTTAAACATTGTTACAGATAAAGAACTTACTCCTTGATTTTTTTCGCTACGCGCGAATACTTCCATATTATTTAATCGTATAATTTCAATCGTGTAAAATACGTTAGGATTAGATGCAGCATCTGTATTTACAGTAAATACTGTATTTTCAAAATCTTTTGTTAAATCAGATAAAAAATTAAAAACAGAATTTGACAAATCAAAGTAACCTCTAAACTGGTCATTTTGTGTAGCTTGATTAGGAAAAGATGTGTCAATGTAAGTTGGGTCTGTCATTGCTGTACAAGAAGGCGTAGTTGATGCAGAACAACTAGAAGCAATATTATTAAACACTTGACTTTTACTTAATATCATTTTGCCTTTCTCCCTATGTAACCACATATAAAGATTTGTTAATGCAGCAGAATCAAAAAATTCTCCAGTTTTAAAAATTATATTATATTGGTTTTCAATAGCTTTTAATATTAATCTTATTGTTATGGCTGGTTTTAAATCTTCTGGAAGAACCCCTCTTTTGGTATGGTTACCAGCATTATTTGCTATATTAACTGGATTGGTTGTGTTTGATGTATCATATATGTAAGACAATGAATGAGCTATTAAAGGATATATTATTGCATCGTTATAAACAACTCCATCTGCTGTAATATTTAAACCAAATTGTAATCCAGCTTTAACATTATTATTTTCATCATAAACAATAGAATGATTAAATTTATTTAACCATACTAAGTCACTAAGCTGGTCTTCATTTATAGCATTTTTAAAATTAGTTGTTTCTCCAAAAAAAGTAACCTTATACATTATAGGTTTGTTGTCTTTCATTACAACCTCATTAAGTTGTATTTCACCTTTTTTAAATTCAAAATGATTTAATTCAATTTTAGCAGTTGAAAATATTTGATTATTAAATCCGTTTACATCTGGATTAAACCAGTATTTAAAAAGTTTGTTATTAGTTTTTGATGCTGGTAAATTAAAGGTTTTACTATAATCAGTAAATAGCTTTTCAATATCTTTTACATCTTGTATAACTTGAGTTAATGTAATAAGTTCTTCCTCCATTAAATCAACTCTAACAAAATCTTGTGTAGCTACAGAGCCAACTATTTGAGGTTGTATGTATAGAATTACTTTTTGCATTTATCTAATATTGTTTACTATGCTAAATGACTTTTCAAAACTCATTGTGTAATTAATCATTTTATCATTTAAACCAGTTTTTTTAGTAAATGAACTTTCTTTTAAATTAACTGGATATAAAATATTTTGACTTCCAAGTGCAGTTCCAGAATCCTCAACAAGCCATACATACTCACTAACCATTAATTCTTGAAAACTTGTATTTATTAATTCATTTACAAAACCAGTATTTAAATTAATAGTTTCAGTTCCGTTTGAATTAAATGTTTTCTTTACGTGGTCTGTTGTACTATAAGTATTAAAAGTATTATCAATAGTACATTCTCCTTCCTTTACTGAATAAGAAACTTTATTAGCATAAAAAATACTTGCATTAAAATTTTCTCTTGTAGTGTTTAAACTTTCTGTTGATTTTTTAAAAAAGAATAAATCTTGTAAAACCCCCCATCTATTTATAAAAACTATTTTAAAAGGAGAATATTTACATTCATCTATTAACTCAACTTTTATTGTTCTAATAGTTTCATCTCCATAATTAATTTCTATTTCATCAATTTGTTGTGATGCTGTATTAAAAGATAAATATTTAATTTTAAGTTTTGAATCGGTACTATCTGGTGTATTTACACTTGATATTGTTACTCCATTAAGTTTATATGTAACTGAATTTACATTTTCAACATTAACTGGCAAATAAAGTAAATCACCTTTATTATGTTGTATATAATTTGATGTTATTAAAGCGTTTTGTTGTGTTGTATAATTAACACCTTCTTTAAATGTATTGTAACCTTCTTGAGCTAAATAAACTGTTGATGTGGCTGAACCTATAATAGTTCCAGAAGATGTTCTTGCTGATGTTGTAACAGTAACCCAAACAGATTGATTTTGTCCAGCTACAGTATATCCTCCAGTTGTATTACTATTAAATTTTTGTTCTATAAAATCATTTACAATTTCGCTAATATCAAATGAAACTGAGTTCTCTGCTCCTATTGGTTTTTTATTTAATGTAAAGTTTCCTAAATTTGCTGGGCAACTAAGAACACCTACAACTCCTTGTTTAATACTTATTACTATTTGAAAATAACTTAATGTTGATGCTGTTACTTCTGGTGTTCTTATAAAGTAAGGACTTCTTGTTCTTATTATTGTACTCATTCTATTTCTAAATTATCGTTTAAAAAACCATCTAACATATCATCCTCAAATAATGGTAATGCATCTTCAAATGGTTTTGTGAAAAACATACTTGCTCTAATTCCTTTTCTAAATATACTGTTTGCTATTATAAAACTTAATGACTTTCTTGTAATAAATCTTCCAGTTTTTTTATCTCTACCTTGTATGTTAGATTGTTTACTCCATTTTTCAAATACTTCTGCTGGTGGTCTTTTATTGGTGTACTTAAATGGACTTGCTGAACTTTCTGGATATGTAGATTTAGAACCTTTTACTCCTTGATCTAAAAATTCTCCATACTTTTCACTAAGAAAAGAAACCTTATTATCTTTTATTGTATATTCAATACTTTTAGATAATGCACCAGATTTATTATGCGAACCATACTTGCCACCTTTTTCAAGATTTTCTCTTGATTTTTTAACAACAAACTTTGCATATTTCTCTAATGCTTTTTTAAATTCACTCATTAGCAGTAAGTCATATCATCTTTAGTGCCAGCATCAAAAGTAACCGCCCATCCACAAAGCATATTATCAAAACGTTCTGTAAATGGTTCACAACTTGCTGGATTAATTAGTTCAAATTTATCTCTGTATAAATCACTTTTTTGTAATACTCTCATAACTCTTGTTGCTAATGCTAACTGAGTGTTTAATATATCTTGTCTATTGTCATTACCTCTATATAAATCTGTAACTTGTTCGTTGCTAATATCTACCAAGTCCATAAAAAATATAGTCATATTAAAAGTTACATAGTTGTTGTTTATTGTAGCATTATTTATCATTACGTGTGCTAATGGAAATAAAGATTGTTTTTTTAAATCTATATCTGCTATATCTCCAAATGTAATTTCGTGGTTAAATGGTTCTGCTGTAACAACTTCTTTTATTTTATCTATTATATTATAAAAACTATTCATATTGCTTTCATATAAGTTGGTGTGTGTTCTCCTAAATCTTGTTCAACAAATTCTTCTAAATTATCTATTGCATAATCAAAATCTAAATTTTCTTTTTGTATTAATATATCTAAACAAATCCAGTAATCGTATATTGCTTTTATTGGCTTTCTTACTGTAACACCTAAAAATGCTTCTTCAAATCCATCTACAAGGATTATGTGATTATTTTCATTTAATAAATCACGTTCTGTAAGTTCTTCTAATATATCATCTTTTGTCATCTTCTATTTGCTTTTAATATATGTTGTTCTAATTGGTATTTATCTTTTTCAAAGGCCAAGTGCATTAAACAGGTATGGAGTTTTGTTTTGGTGATTTCATCGTATTTAAGAATGTTTCCATTAGTGAGGCCATAGATGGATTGATACCAACCCCATTTTGCAGAGAATCCTGCAGATGCTGTGGTAGATCTACCTCCTCCTGAGTCGCTAAATAATTCAGTATATGATCCTGTAATTCGTTCCTTAAATTGTAAAAAAAAACAAGCGAACCAAATACTATATCTAATGTTGTGTTTGTCATATCGTATTTATCAGAGCTTTCATAGTCCTCAACTAAATACTTTTCTTTTTTACTAAATGTAATTGGTCTAAATAAAACACCTATTGCTTTGTGCATTAATTCCCAATCTGCAAGGTATGTATCTAAATCAACATATTCCCCAAAAGTCATATCATCTAGTTTAGG